TTTTCCGTTTTGGGGCATATTGTGCATGTACCTGTTGCCGGCTCACCACAACCAGCCCCAAAACGGAAAACCCACACACCCCCAGTTGCACCAATATTAGCGGCTATAGTTAATATATGCTCTCCAGCGGATGGAATGGTTGTATCCATCGCCAAGGCCCCGTCAACGTAAAACGTCATTGTGCCTGATGGCATTATCGAAGGGATGAATATATGTTTCAATCGCAACCCACCATCAGTTATCGCCCGCACCCGCAGGGAATAGCTAGTATTGGCCAAGACCGTAAGATTTTGTGATATAATATATCTCGCCGCAACAGTAGTGGTTGTTATGCTGCCATTCGTATTTACCGTCATGGTTCCAGGTGTTCCTATGGTGGTAACTGGCCAATTTGTCGGACCTGTTCCTGGCGTCCCACTCACAGCCCCCTCAAGCTTGGAGTTCTGCAACAGGTTGCTATACGCAGGCTGCACCATCACCCCCCGCAGCGGATGATTGACAGGCCACGGGACCATGTTGCCTGAAGCGTCGGGCTGGAGGCCCGCTGCTGAGGTTTGGATTCGGGGGCCGACGGGGCAGGTGGATGGGGTCTTGGCGTTCCAGAGGGATAAAAGTTCCGGAAATTCAGGAATCGCGGGAAGTAAAATAGGGTTATTCCGCTTTTTATCCCGGAGATCCCACAACAGCCATGCCATGTATTTATAGGATTTTTTCATACTCTCCTAAACCAGCCCCGGAACCCCTCGTGCAAAGGGTTATTTTTATAATGAATATACTGCTCACCATTCATACAATTTAAAAGGATGGATTCGTTTAATTCGTCACTTCCCGGCCTCGACACGATACATCGACCAAGAGTCTTGATAGTGATGCTTCCCAACTGGCCGTCAACTTTAATGTCGGGGTAAGTTTTGCCGTGCTGGTTTAACATGTTAAGGGCAATCTGTAAAAATTCCACGGCTCTGGTAACGCCCATATTTACTGACGTATCAAACAATTCCTTGGCTACCGGCAGAGAAACAAGAGCAACTTCGTCACCTTGGAATCGATCCCAAAAGTTTATTCTGTAAAATTTCTTGACGTGCGGTAAAAGTTCTTTCTGAACGGCCAGCGGGACTTTGCCATCTTTTTTATATCTGTCAATTATCGGCCACCCCATCCAGGATTTCCAATATACTCTGGAAATACCCGCGTAAGTTTCTTTACCGGGGTCGCCCTTCACGTTTGAAAGGTTTCTACCTTCCATGCGTTCAGTTTCTTCAAAGGATATTTCAAAAGGGTCCATTATTTTCTACCAAGTTTTTTACTTTCTTCAGCCATATCCCTTTCTTTTAATTGCAAGTATGTAAGTGTAGAGATGTTGGCATTCATGTCGGTAATTGATCTCAAAAGTGCTTCGTATCTTTCTTCTGTTCGTGCTTGGCCAGTGGCCAGCGCACTAACTTGGTCAGATATTTTTTTCACATCGGCTGCAGCCGTCCCGATACTGGCTGCATATTGTGCCTTCATATCATCTCTAACTTCTCTAGTGTAAATGTATGCCCCGCCAATTGATAGTGTTACTAAGATAGACCAACCAACAATCCGATTTTGCCAAGTAAGCATCTTGGGAATGTTGTCGGTCAATTCCTGCATATTTTTCCGTCGTTCTACTTCAACCCCATGCAACGCGCACTGCCCATCTTCACCAAAGGTACATTTTCCTGTTTCATGGGCAGTCACTGTTCATCACTCCTATTATAAAATATACTACGCTTCGTACACTTTTCGATTAAATTTCTTTGATCCCTTTTTAAGCATGTGGAATCTTATAACCATGGTTAACTGCCTGCCGACAAATGGCCAGATACCTTTCCTAATCACCGTGTCATGGTAAAACTGATCTGCTTTGGGCTGCTCATCGTGCGGCAATCGCCCACTATTTATTAAATCACAAAGAATATCATGACCACAGGATGCTTCAATTGTCTGATCGATATCTGGAAATGGTCCACTATTTCCGTCCCAGGGATAACCTTGATAAATCTCCAGTTTGCCGGATGGGTATAAATGGAAAAATTTATCTGATATGTCGTAACCGTAAACTGTTGTCTGTACAGAAAAATTCTCGGCTACAACGTATTCGTATCCTTTCCAGTATTTCACAGATCACCGGCATCTTCATTGGGGTAGTTACATATCGGACATCTCGGTCCTTTGTATTTATGGCCGCATTCTTTGCAAATTACCATTGCATCAGTACCTCTTTACTGTTATTTCCGTATGGGGCATGAAGATAAATTCCACCGTGTGCCGTGCCCCGATCTGCGTCGCCAGTTCCGTTGGGCAGCCCATTACCCGGCTTATATAAAAACCCATCTTTCTCAGCGCGGGAATCTCTGTTGCAGGTGTCCTCTCTATCCCGGCAATTCTTGTTCGGGTCTTTGACCACGAAAGTCAGTCCGTCCGAAAAGGTGAATTTTACCGGACCTGAGCCAAGGGAGTCGCCTCTTTTATTAATTCGCCACGCCCATCTTCCGCCGTTCCTTTGCCCGTATGCCTTATATGTCACAGAGTTCTTGTACGTTCCTGGGGTTGCTGGTCCTGTCGTCTCGCCAGATGTCCCACTGTTGGCCACATAGGTGACACCGTCCGACATTTTAATCACGAACACCAGCGGTCGCGTATATTGGTCGCCGGATTTAATCAGCAGAAAAACGGGTGCACCTTTATGTGGGACCCCTTTCCTCGCTACTTCGCCATTTACCGATACCGAGACAACCGACCCGTCCTGCAGTGTCCTGAACAAAATCCCCGCAGAACCGTTCCCCTGATCCGTCGATCTTTCGAAGGTGATCGGGTGAGGAAAAACTTTTATCCCTGTTGACGGCACAACTGGATCGGGTACAGGTATCGTTGTCCCGCCCGGAAAATACTGGGCACAAAGTGCATTGCACTCGTTGAGGGACTGTGGGATACTTATCGCCCCTGCAGGTACCGCCCATAACAGGATAAGGGCCAGGACAAGGCGGAACATCAATCTACCTCCTCAACTGTTCCCTGTGGCGGGATAACATCTTCAAGCCCCTCCGGTTCAGCAATTTCTTCAGCAGGAAGTGTAGGATCCAGGAAAACTGGAACCGCTGGCACGGGCTTAACCTCTTCCTTGACCTGGGTCGTGGTGGTAGAGGTCGTAGTTTTCTGCGACAGATCCGGCATAAGTTTACCAACGGCATCCCGGATTCCGCCAAGTGCCGCCAAACCACCATCAGTTGCAGCAGAACCCGAAGCATCTTGAGTGGGGGTCGTAGCGGTGGTTAAACCTTGTGCGTCAGTGCGCATGGTGCCCTTGGAACTACCATTGGTGGTCTGGTTAAATGCGACATCTGTCGGGCTGTAGTTTACCGAACAGCCGACTAACAATAGCCCCAGTGTAAGTCCTGCGATCAAAGTTTTTATCATTTTGTCCCTCTGGTGGTTGTGCGATAACTACTTTTGATTTTTGGCCCTTTTAATTGCATCGGCCAGCTTTACCCCGCTGGCTACCAAATTACAAATGAAAAGGGAATGAGATTCCATGATTTTGGCCGTTTCGGCGGTCAATTTTGCCTCAGCAGCAATCTCCGCCAGTTTTGCTTTCTCCTGGGCTGCTTTCTCAGCGTCAAGTTTCTCCTGGGCTGCTTTCTCAGCGTCAAGTTTCTCCTGGGCTGCTTTCTCAGCGTCAAGTTTCTCCTGGGCTGCTTTCTCAGCCTTTTCTTTTGCTGTATCTGCCATTATTATTCCTCCTTAAAACCTTGCCACCCGGACCCCGACCAGTGGCCGAGGAGTTCCCCTGGTTTAGAATCCGGGGGCAAAGAAATCAGTGTATACTTTTAAATAATTAGAACGCGTTCCCTAAGGCAATTCGTCGCCAGTTGGCAGCCTGATTACCGGTCAACACACAATAATAAAGATAGGTGTCATCGATGTAACAATCACCAGCCTCGCCCATGGTACCATCCACCCCCGCTGCAACTGCACCCAAAGTGGTTGCGTCAAAAATATTGCTGGCATGAGTGAGGGTTTCCGTAGTGACAATGGCATCGCCAGCTATACCGGGAACCCTGGCAGTAAGAGCAAGATCATCGCCAACGAAAGCAGCTGCACAATCCACCGTTGGGTGCAAAGTGTTAAGGGTATCGGTACCTTTCAACGCCTTCACAATGTTGAGTTTGGTAGCCGCTTCACTGGCCCCCATATCGATTTCACCGGCTGCAGCTGCCGTACCGTTGGCCTTGAACGTGTAGACTACCGAACCGATGGTCATGGTGTCTTCCGCCGTGACCGGTTCTGCAATAGTAAGTTTTCCAGCCGCTTTAACAGCACAAACTGGGGTACCGGTCGTGGGCAACTTTTTATTGAAGCTGGCCACCCCCGTTTTTCCCCTTCTCAATCCAATAGCATTCATCTCGTACCTCCGTAGTTAACGGTTAATGTTATACTTCGAAGGAATTAGCCGTTGGTCTGGATGAAAACCATGCCAACATTCTTACGAGCCATGACCCGATTCCAGTTAGCTGCGAGAGCCAATTCTGCTAGGGTGGCAGACTGACCGGCAACATTGGCCGACAAGAAGGCAAACCCGTGCGGATGGATGATATCAGCCCGACGAGAATGGATGATATCCTGTCCGCCACCGTAACCGGCGTTGGCAACCCGCTCAAGCTCGGACGGCAGAAGAACGTTACCCTTACCATATTCGATTGCGCCACGGGCAAAGAGAATGGTGGTGTAGGTGATGCGATTGGCACCAGCAACAGCAGGCATACCATCATCGACGATAACCACGTAACCCAGGTAAGTGGGGATATTAATCTCGCCACGGGCGTTGGGGATATAGTCGATCAAATTCTGCTTCTGCAGATTGGTATAAACGACCGAATGCATGGAAATAGCAGCGAGGGAATCCTTTGCGTCGCCCATGGTCTGCGCACCATCGATAATCACGTCAGCGGAAATCATGTCAGCAGCAAGAATCGGCAGGGCCGCGTCGGTAGCAACGTCTTTCAGCATGTCGCTGGCATCATTGGCAACGTTATCGGCCAACAGACCCATGGCAGACTGAATGACTCGTTTCTGCATCTGGGTTGCCCACCAACCACCAATTTTATTAGTAATGGCAGCAAGAGGGTCAATCAGAGCCAGTTCACGGGCCAGATCCATGGTGGACCAGGATTTGTGAAGATCAGCCCGACGATAGATCATCTTGGCTCCGCCGATATTGGCAGGGGTGGCCAGATGGGTAGGATCGTCGTCGATATAATCCGGTTCACCAGTAGTGGCCAGGGGGCTGAAGAACGGGAGTTCTCCAATATTGCCGCCGACAGAGGCCATATTACTAATTACGGGATTTTCAGCCATAACCCCGGACTGAATAAATAGATTCTTTTCGGTTGCGGCCTCGTCAGTGGCGGCATCAAAAACCAACGGTACATAGACGTTTGCAAGCTGCGTAGTTGCCATTTTATTTTACTCCTTGTGATTGTTGTTTAGAGATAGCCCTAGGCAACCGTCATAAACGGCTTTCTCTCATCGATACTGTCGTTTCAACCTGTTATAAAGCTCGATGTTTGTTTTGGCAAGCCTTGCCTGCTCAGTAAGATTGTAGTCCGGGGATTTCTTGTCGAAGTATTTAGCCTCCGAGTTCATACCATCCCCGCCCCCACCGTTGGCTCCGCCACCAGAATTACCGGAAACCACGAAATGTTTTCCAACTTCTGACGCGGCCCATTCCTTAACGAAATCAGTTACTTTTTTGTCCCCGACCATGGCCTTACCAGTGTCGTCTACTGCAATATTGGGTAAAATGTTGTTGATGGCAATATCAAACAATGGGGCCGGAATACTGATGCCACTGGAAGTAATAGCAGAAACCACAGCATTTTTCTTATTCATGGCGAGAATGGTTTCCTTGGCAGCAGAAAGATCAGAAACGAGTTTGCCGGTTTCTTTGTCTTTTTCGGCCTTCAGAGTATCATAGAGTTTTTTATACTCGCCTTTTTCCTCGTCACCTTTTTTCTTGATATCTTCTAATTCGGTCTTGGCGGCAAGAAGACTATCGATGTCGATGTCTTTAACCTTGTCAGCCACTTCGCTCAGCTTCTTTATTTTGCCGAGAAGCTCCGAATTTTTGGATTTCAGTCCTTCAGTAGCAGCGTCCACTGCAGCTTTAATTTCTTCCTCGGTAGCCATAATTTTCTCCTGTGTGGTGGTTTAGGCGTTGCGTCGATCTATTTTTAATTTTGATTCGGGGTCCGGGGGTTCAGGGAGATCATCGTCTTCTTCCTCTTTACCCTCAGCCTTGGCCAGGGATTCAGTCTTCTTTACTTCATCCTCCAGCCGTTTCTTTTGCTCAGCAGAAATGGCGGCGAGTTCATCCTCAATTTTTCTGTCGCCGTCCACAACATCGCCACTTTTCAGAGTATTGAAAAGGGTTTCGTAGGAAATTGATCCCTTGATCCAGGCCGTGACGTACGACAACATATCTGATCCAGTAAGGACGGACGGCATAAAGTCAGAGTTGATATTGAGAGTGACTGATGCCGGATCTTCTTTCTTCCACCAGGAAATCACCCGCACTGCCTCTGTAATTTCTCTCGACAAAACCCTGGTGATCCCCGCCAGCGACGAGGTTTCTGCGTTGGAACGGATGGCAGCAGCAAGGGCGGATTCATCATTGGATGATTTTTCCGGGGCCAAAATTCGACTGGCCAGGATCACGATCATCTCAATAACTGATTCAATGGCTTTGGCAATCTGCGTAAGACCTGCACCGGTAAACTCCAGCATACCACACTGGCAATTTTCATCAAGGAACCACAAGGTGGTCGGTCCGATGGATTTCGGAGCACCCGGATCATCCTTACTCATGCCGGAAACCCAGGGAGTCGGCAGGGCGACATAGTGTAAGCCGTGCTTATAATCGGCATCCAGTTGGTAGTGGTGAATATTTTGGTCGGCCACTGATAGCAAGGGTGGGTACTTCACCTTGATGCCGCCGTGAATATAGAACGGAATAAAAGTCAACTCTTTGCCGTCACGTAGGGGAAAAATATCTGCTTCAATCTGTTCGCTATCTTTATTGAATAGCCGCTGCCGGTATTTCCCGCCAAACAGATCCAGGACCCGGTATTGATATTCTTCGTCGGTGCTGAACTCGTCGTCGCCAATTACCTGTATTTTTTCACACAGGACCACCATCGACAGGACTTCAACATTGTTTACCAGCGAGGTTCGCCAGTTAATGATGTCGTTTACGCCGTAGAACAGTAAACGCGGAAAGATGTTATTATTGATCTCATCGGCAACTGTCAGTGTTTCCTTAACCAGTGGCATGTCCACCAGGGTGCCACAGCGACCATAAGTGAGAAAGTGCTCAAGCAAATTGCCCACGTAAGTGTTGATGTCGTTACCTTTACCGTCGATATTAATCGATTCAAATCCGCCCACTTCCACTTTCTTGCGCATTACCATACCGCAGAATGCTTCGATGGTGCGTTTGGTAAAGGTTACGAACGATCCCCGATTTTTATAGGCAGTGTAGGCATCATCTGTCATGCCAATAAGGCGCGGCAGATAAGTTTCTCCGTAGGCGTGGATAACTTTCTCGCAAGAACAGGCATGGGTCATTTTTTCCCATTCGCTGATCATTGCGGTGTAGTCAATATGGGCGTTATCTACAGACATTTTGTGGCCTCAAGATAACATATGCTACATAGGGGAACGGACTTGCATTCGGTGCATTTTTCCAACGGTTGGTGTTTGAACAACCGATCCAAGCATGTATATAACTGTTTGCCTTGTTCCATGGTCATTTTTACCGATTCGCCGTTAATGGGTACATGAAAACACTTCGTCATTTCATATGCCCTCCAGTTCAACTGCTCCGGGCCTGCCGCCACGTATCGGAAAACGATATGCGATGGGATAGGTACCTGCATCAGCAATGTCGTCCAATTTTCCATCTTTAATGGGCAGGTTATCCGGGCCATACGTTTGGTGCTCCAGGGCCTCGGTCAGCAGGGGGCTTTTCTTGGTATTTATAAAGACCCTTCGAAAACCGTTGCCGTTACAGAATGCAGCATTGGTGGCGGTGACGCGATCTTTAATGGACGGATTTTTACTGTTCCTTTTCACCAGGAACCCCGCCACTTTCAATAAATTGATATCCGATTTGGTTGCGTCCACGGATTTCTTTGCATTACCAGTAGCGTCCGGATAAGCAACAATGGGGTGATTTGGAAAGGTCGTCCGTACCCTTGCTATCGATTCCGGGGTGTCGGCAGATCCGTGAAATTCCCCGATGGAGTGTAAAGTAGTTTCGCCATTTATCCGCCGCTCCACATAAGGCACCGCACAACCCCTACCAGTATTGAAATCAAATCCCACGTGCAGTGTTTCGCCGGCAACAGGCTGCACGTCAGTGTTGTTTAATACTCTATCAAAATCCTTCCATACTTCATTAGCGGCAATGTTTACGAATTCGCCCAACAGGTAGGCTTTAATCATGGATTGTGGGTATTTCGCAACCATCGCTGAGATATAGTCAGCAGGAAGGTTGCGTTGGTTTGAATGCGTACTCATCCGAATAAGCTCTGAATCCTGTATCGGGGCTTTTTCGAAATTGTTGTACATATATTTAAAACCTTCCGGAGATGATATACAATATATCTGATTGCGTTTATTGGTTACTTTCTGGCGTATTCGGGCCAGGAATTTATCCACCACTATTTCTGCCTGGGCCTCTGGAATTACGTCAAGTTCATCCAAGAAGGCATCCAGGATCGAGAAACCAATGATCGTTTCCGGTTTGGTCATGGACCGGAAGAAGATTTTACCGTACCCCGGCACTGATAGCAGAGAATCGGTCTTATTGAGGCTGTACCTCATGTTTGCCCCTATCAGGAGTTCCTCCAGCAGGGGGTAAATAATGTCTCTAATAAGCCCGTAAGTCGGTGCCGAGTATGCCAGATTGCACCCTTTATACTTGAAGTAGGTGTCCAGCATCTTCAGAGCTATTGTGAATGTCTTTCCAGACCCAAGACCGGCAGCACAACCAATAAACTTGGCCTGTGATGTATATACTTTGGACTGTGGCCTGGACAGTATTACGTTCACCCGGACACTTCCTCAGGTTCCGGAGTGGTGTCGATAAAAACGTTAATGGGGTTTGCAACCACTACTGGTTCCATGGTACTGAGGCCGTAGAGCGGCAGCTCCAATTTGGTAAGCCGTTCACGCACCTTGGAAAACTTGTCAAGACAATCAACAATGGCCCCGATCGACATTTCTCTATATTCGGAATGGAACCGAGTCAAAGAGCATTCCAGCATGGAATGAAGTCGACGTATAGCGGCTTTGTTGGATTCTTCTATGAATTTTTCGTCAGCAGGGGCTGCGTTGGGGAGGGCATCAACCTGTGCGGCGAGATTTTTTGCAGCAATGGGGGAGGTTTCCCAACCCCTATCGGAGGCGAGTCGATATAGTTCGCTAGAGGACATGCCGTGGAATTGCAGGGCTAGATCCAGCTCTTCCTGCGTTTCGGCATTCCGGTAAACGAGTTCTAATTCTTTGAGATCGATGTTGGCCACGGGGAAAATTCGGAGTTAGGGTTCAGTTTTTCTTTCATTATATCACATAGCGGCAGGGCTTGTCAAGTTCGTTCCGTAAAATGTAAAAAGAGGGGGCGGCGGGGGGTTGTTAGGCATTGAAGGAAAGTTTTTGGGACAGGGAAAATGATTAAAGGATGCAGTATAATAGATATAAGAAGATAAACAGAATATTTGGGATATGGAGTCCGGAGCCGAGGACCCCCTGCCCTGGATATATACTACTGGGTGGTACCCCCCATGGGTATTGCACTGTGGTACTGTATAAAGGTTATACAGTGGGTGTATAAAGGCTATACAGTGCGACACTGTGGTAACAAACACAGAGCCAGCCAGGGACGCGGGCTGTAGAGCTACACCATCAGATACCACGCTGTGGTGCATAAAGGCTATACAGTGCGACAACGTGACATGGCGTCGCTACGGTGTAGTACACAACGGGTGGTAGTGCCGGGACCGAATACCCCTAGCGGAGATACCTATGCGGAAGATTCCGGTGGCACGGGGCTTGCAATTCTAATGGTAAGAGAGGTTCAGATCGTCCCGGAGAGAGGCCGGATACGGAGCATCGGTGCACATAATCATTGTAATTTAAATAGGAGTCCGCCATGCAGAACACCAGGACACGCAAACCAGCACGAGAGATCCGGGTTTTAGACTCGTTCGATCCCGATCGCGAAATCGCTCAGGCCATTCGGGAAATTGAGAGACGCACTCGCTCTCGTAGGTCCTCAGGCCGTCGTAAAACAGAATATTGACAAGCCACACAGGACGTGGTTTAATGGGAGAAAGATAGGGGCAACAAGCCCACCAGCCACCACTAGGAGAATCGCCATGAAGAAAGCATACCGGAACACCGAAGGAAACGTCTGGGTTGTAGAGATCGTTGCAGCAGCTAAAGGTTGGACGACCATTCAGTTTGACGACGGAACCCAGAAGAAGGTCAGGCCCTCGACCCTGGAAGAGATCGCTGTTGAGGAACCCGTAGCCGAGATCGAGGAAACCGAGCCTGCGGCAGAACTTGAGCCGATCGAGTTGACCTGCCCGGAATGCGAACACATCTTCCTGCTGAAACGCCCGAAGCTCTCGGTCCAGTGCCCCAAATGCGGAGCCTGGATTCAGGTCCGGATTAAAGCGGATCTCACGCACTACGTACGAGGTTTGGGGGTCACTCCTTCCGGCCACGACACCTTGGATATTGGCGACGAGACGGCGGACATCTTCCGGGGTTTGACGGCAGGTGATGCCATCCATGTTGCGGCAGGACGGCTGATCCGGATCGGTCAGGCCAATATGACCAGGGGATTTCGGAAAGCGTACAACGGTCACACAGGTGGAGCCTGGAATCTGGAGGCCATGGTCAGCTACCTGCAGGATCGCTACGGATCCCGGAATAACGGCATGGTTCGGATGAATTGCGGGAATCTGGTCCGGGCAGCAGCACGAAGGGCAGCAGAGCAGATCTAGATGGCGGATTCGGGGACCTGGGAAACCGGGTCCCCTGATCTGGCATTTGGGCCAGCAAACAACCACCACAGGAGAAACACTATGAAATACTTCTTACTAACAGCAGTGGGTTTCCCAGTAGTTTTTTTCCTATACGAGATTATTAAACTCGCTCAAACCCTTAACTAAAGGTATTTAGCCATGGAAAAGCTTACTAAACGCGAATGCTACCTGTTCTCGGACCCAGGCCGTATTTACGACCTTATCGGTTGGGATGCCGCCACTAAACAATACCGGCTGCAGGACGACGACGGCAGGGTCGTTAATGTTTCGCAAAATAAGTTTGTGCCCGTGTCCCTGGCAGGAGAGGATTTAGTCCTGGCCTCTGATACGGGAGAAATAGTGCCGGCGAACGAAGCCATGGAACGGGGTCTGGCGATAGCCCTTCCTGAGCCTTCCGTTGGCCCTTCCTTGCACTCTCCAGCGACCACGGCCAATAAGCCGCGTAGACCCTCGAAAACGAAGGACAAAAGCGCGGAGGCCACGGGAGCGGCAGCGGAGGCCCGATCGAGGGTCCGGGAGCTTTTGACCGGAAAAAGCCGGAACGAAATGGCAGAGGCGGCAGCAGGGGTACTGGGTGTTTCAGCCGAGGACCTAATAGCAAAATACGCACACCTAGACAACGGCAGATTCCGCATGGTCCTGGGAAACAGAATGGTGGGCGTATTTAAACTTTCAATCTCATAACAGACAACGCCTGACAAGTGCAGTAACAATTTTACTTCTAATATAAGTACATCACCGCTCTAAGGCTGTTAGGGCCTAACAACCAGCGAATCGGCGGTTGTTAGGCACAGGCCGACAGGCCCCGAAGAACGGGCCACGACGAGGGTAACTGAATATTGAGATGACGAGCGTAGTGCCCTGTCACCGTAGTAATTGAAAGTTGAAATACGACAACAGATAATCGCAAAGTGACAAGCTTCTAACAACCGGGTGAAGCGTTGTTAGGCACCTGCCACAGAGGCCGCGTACGACGGGCCTTGGCGAGGGTCGGTAGAAGAGCAGAGCCGCTTTTTTAAGGTCCGGAGAGCGCTTGTCTGTCACTCGTGACTCTTTAGTGAAGGTAAAATGACAAAATGACAGACAGACCGCTTTCTAAAACTTATGAAGACTAACAGATTAACAAAGGCCCCCTACCCCTTTACATACAGCTCCACTGCTGTTAGGCATCCTCCTTCACAGGTGCTCCATCGTGTCAGGCGTTGTCGCCTGGCGGTACTCGATCGTTAGGCACACCTGACAAGGCGCAGCGGCCCTCTATTCCACCCTGGTCCCTGCCGCCCGTAAAATAGGTACTTGACACGACCCGTGTCGTCATGGTATAATGAAAGAAAGGTCAGAGGCGATCACCGCCCCTGCCGCATCCCCAGGAGAACCAAATGGAGAAGATTAATTTAGATAACGGAAAGTATATAGTAATAATCCATGATAACTACACCATGGAAGCATTACGCTATGGAGAACCTTGGCGGAATTTAACCGGGGACAATTTAATTTATTATATGTTCCAGCGCATTATTGACTTAGAAGAAAGAATTAAACACAGCAAAGGGAAACAAGTAATAAACAGAGCAAACCTGCTGCGAATCATTCGGCGCGAAGCCCCGGCCTTCGAAATCCGTTTCACCGGCTACTGGGCCGATGCCCGTAAATCCCCCAAATTCATCGATGGCAAGTCTATGAGGTTCCGCATAGCCCCTGACGCCCAGCCCTGCGACCTTTTAAAATATGCCGCCTATCTTGGAGCTAAGGTCTATGGCCTCACCGGGGCAAATTTTGCCGTCACTGTAAATCAAAGCCCATACTGCGGGAAAACCTACTATATCGAGTTCACACTCTAAACCCTTAACCGGGGGGCTTCGGCCTCCCTGCTGGAGGACCGCTATAGTTATTTTAAATTTAGGAAAGAGTAAGACAGCTAAAGGAACCGAAGAAATTCTGCCAACTGTCCGGCATCACGAGGCCCTGATCTTTTATCGGTTTACTACCGAATCCGGCCATATTTACACCGCGTTAAAGCATTCGGTGGATTCCTGCCGGGACGACGTGGCCAAGCAAATAAAGAGGAAAAAATGAAACTGATTCTTAAAATAATCCTGGCGGTTTTAATTTTGATCCTTTTCGGTGTCGCAGGAGAAATGGACTATCAGGATTATGCCGCCCATCACCAGCCAACCACCCAATATTAAGGAGAATAACTATGAACGCACAAGAATTAATCGAAAGGCAACGCAACCAAGTCGTCTATGCCGCCAAAGAATTGATAAAGGTCCGGGAAGTAGTTAAAGCATTTCCGGAAGGATATAGCCGATTTGCTTTTATGGGAAATGGCACAATTTTCCTGAAGGATATCCGTGGATTTAAGGAGTTATTGGTCCTGCTGGCAGAAATTGACCACCTGGGGCCGGAGTTGAGTAACTACTACCTGGAGAACAACGATGCCATTCGGTTAAATTTCATCCTCGGCAAGGATTTAGAGATTAACATCTGCTGTCACGGCGATATTGAAAAAGTCCTGGAATGCTTCACCAACGGCGACTGTAAGCTGGTGATTATGAAGCCGGAGCCAAGTCCCGTTGCAACCCTGCAGTGTATGAGGTAATAATTATGAAGATCCTTACAAAAGAAGAACTGGCCATGGTCCAATGGATCGATAACGCCAGCTACTACGAATTATTAAGATATTGGCGGTTCTTGCCGATCGGACACCCCCTGCTGCAGGGTGAGATAGGCAGATATTTCATCGATTCGTTCTTCCACAAAAAGAAGAAATGTTCTGATCCCGTAATGGTAAGCAAGATGGTTGGTTGGGCCGATGTAAAGGTCGTGGACAAGGTTTGGATGTTGCCGGAAACCACCCCCCTGCCGCACCCATCAGAAGAGCTTACCAAGGCCCTGGATCAGATAAAAAACAAACTAGGAGGAAAATAATGGAAAAGATTGACGACAGATGGGTCGACGAAAAAGGCAATTCCTGGAACTGCGATTATTATTCCAAAGGTATGGCAGAACAGAACAGCAAATCATTAATTGGTTGTAGTGGTTGTAGTGATTGTAGTGATTGTAGTTATTGTAGTGGTTGTCGTGATTGTAGTGATTGTAGTGATTGTAGTTATTGTAGTGGTTGTCGTGGTTGTCGTGGTTGTCGTGGTTGTCGTGATTGTAGTGATTGTAGTGATTGTAGTGATTGTCGTGATTGTAGTGATTGTCGTGGTTGTCGTGGTTGTAGTGATTTTAAAAGAAACCCACAAAGGATCGTTTCGCCCCGGATGGGTTCACGAAACGAACAGACTATAGTTTATTGGGACTGTGACATTTTCCTGGTCCAGTGTGGGTGTTTTAGTGGAACTCTTTTACAGTTTGAAAACACAGTAGTTGATCGCTATGGGGCCAATGAACACGGGAACAGGTACTTGGATTTTATTAATCTAGTCTGGACAATGATGGAAGTGTAAGGCCCGTGTTCCACGCACGGGCCTTGACAAAACGTTCAAGGTGTGGTTAACTGAAGGGACGCGTGAGGCGCGACGATGAACAACCTAAGACTAGACATAATGACAGCGATCTTTTTCGGGGCGATCTTTAAGGCGATCTCCCATACTGCTAAGATCATCTTCATAATCCTCTACTCAGTGTTCAAACGATGAAAGAACAGGAGATAGTAGACGGCATCCGCCATAGCATCCCCACGGCATTTGGCAAGGCGTACCTCTTCGTATCGACCCGGGACATTTTTATGACTGTCCCGGAAGAGAATTTCCCGAAACACGCTGAGTTACGGGGTACCATGGAGGCACTCTGCCGCATTGCCAGTAAAGGGATGAAAGAAGGTCTGCCGCTCCAGGAGGTCGCAGATCAGATGAAAAAAGCTGATATGGGCCGCAGCTCCACGTTGAAGCACATGGCCGACAGCATCGACAAATTTATCGAGGGGGGACAGAAATGAAAACTATGCCCGATGGACTGCGAAATTTGGGCGCAGTCATGAGTAACATCAATAGGAAGATTCTGCCGGATGCCGAGGAAGAAATTCGATCCGGCTGGTACTCTGGCCGATATCCCGCTAAGCATTTCTTCGGTAAGATTTGGTTTGACGGACAGCACCTGCAGTGTCAGATTATGCAAGCCGGTAGACACCTTGACACCATCCAGGCCGACTCTCTACAGGAGATCATGGACCTTGCAAGCGAAAAATACGGGGAGGAATAGCGTGGAAAATTGGTATTTTACCTTTGGCTTCGGCCAGCAGTTCCCCAACGGCTACGTCAAAATTTCTGCCGCATCCTATGGTGAGGCCAGGGAAGAAATGGTTAGGCAATACGGGGACAAGTGGGCTTTTCAGTATTCCGAGGAAAAGTTCTTACCGCAACTTGAAAGATGGCCATTATGGGAGGTTAAGTGATGCAGGGCAAACACCTATTTACTGCCGTTAGTGAGAGTGGCTGGAGAACTGCAATATCAGTTACCACCAGTGGAAGGATAGAGATGAACGAAGGAAGTGGTAGAGTCGTATCTCTATCAATCAAGGACGTGAGAAAGATTGTCAGGGAGTATAATAAAGCAATGAAGGAGGCCAGGTAAATGGCCGCCTATCCCCGGATCATGGTCAAGGAATGTAAATGGTGCGGTACGAAGGCGGAAGTAACTGTGCCGACCCCTGGTAAAAAGGACAGCTACTATTACTGTAGCCACCAGTGCTGGATCAATTGTAAGATTGCGTGGCAGCGGGGAGCGTCTAAGTTTGTTGGTCCTTTGATTGGTAAAGTGGACGTAACCCCAGGACAACCAAAAAAGAGGGTACGTAGTTATCCCAAGTCTACCGGCACTGTGCCGGAGAGCTTTGCCGAGTTTAAAAAGCGAATGCAGGTGAATAAAGAAGTCAATCCAGTAGTCGAGGCCGAGTATTGGCGGATTCTACGAAAACAGAGGGGGATCGAGGATGGCGACCATTTACTGTTGTTGTGATCAGGCCAAGTCATTCTGCGAATTATCCTGCAGCCGTTGGCCCGGAAAAAATAAACCTGATCGTATCTGCAATGTCGTTTGGCGGAAGGACCCAGTACCGGTATTTGTGCAGCTACTGGCCGACTACCTAAAAGATTTCAAATAAAGGAGATAAACCATGACCAAGCAAGAAGCAATGGAAAAAGGGGCTAAGTATTACTGTATGGGTTGCAATATGGCTTATATTTATATACCCAAATACTGGGATGATCAAGCCAGTTGTGAAGGAGCATATCGGACTCAGTGTCGGCACTGCGATTGCGACTTAATATGCCACATATCTGATGATTCTTTGGTTAAAATTTAAAGGTGTCAAAATGGAAGTATTAAATTATAAAGGGTCCAGGATCAGGACCATCTTTAAAGGCGACAAGATCTATATGTCAGCCGGGGATATGGCCAAGGCAATTGACATGTCGAACGGTAGAATTACCAGGTTATACCTGGCCGAGGGGGAAATGACAACTATTGAGCTACCGACTCCTGGAGGGATACAGCCGGTACGTATGATTGAAACCATGGGTATTGTAAAGGTACTGGGCAGGAGTAAAAAACCTGAGTCAAGCCAGTTCCTACAGTGGTTCTTTGATATTATCATCAACCGGAGGGAAGAGGCATGCTCAATAAGATAAAGAAGCTGTTCAGAGTGGATAAACCGGGTCGCCACGCCCTGCTGGATGGCGGGTTTCCAAAATGGTTAAATACAGAACCAGATTGGCAAGCCCACCTGGATGGCAAGATGGCCCTGTGCATTACCCCCCTGGGTTTTGATAACACGTGTTATTTTGGTGCCCTAGATATTGATGCCAAGGGCGATGCTCCACCCATCAATCATGAAAGATTACAGCACTTTATCAAGGAACACTCTCTGCCGCTCAACCTGTTTTACTCCCAATCTGGCAAAGGGGCGCATGCCTACATTTTTTCCCCTTATCCGGTATCTGCAACCGATATGAGGGCCACTCTCCGGCTATTTTCCGTTCTGATTTCCCACCTCATAAGCCCTGCCAACGGGATAGAGATTTTTCCCAAACAAGACGTATTAGAAGCCGGGGGTGACGGCAACTGTATCAGGCCCCCCTGGTTTGGTGACAGATGCCAGCCCCTTTTTATGGGCGAACCAATCGTCCGTCAGTTGGTTTCCCTGCCGCAGTGCCTTTCCGTCCTGCCGGAAGAAGGAGACAGAAACAATTTTGTTTATCACATGACCAATTTCCTGGTTTTATGTGAAGTTAACAACGTTAAAGGGTTGATGTACATCCTCAACGAGAATTTAGATTTTCCGTTAACCGAGGTTGAAGTAGATAGAACAGTGGCTTCTGCCCATCGACAACGAGGAAGAAAAGGGGCAGGGTTTGGTTTGGGTTGTTTTCACTGCCCGGATACCAGGAAGGACAAATGCAAATTCTCGTCTCAATTAAGGGTGAAAGAAACCTACGACGCAGTATCCATTGAAATTGTCCATTATATTGCAGAGGATCCGAAGATCCGGGTAACAGTCGATAGTAAATCATTGGTATTTTCAGTCGATGATGTGTTCAATAACCACAAGGTCAGGCTGGACTTTATTATGAAGCACCGGATCACAGACGTACCGATGATGAAAAAGAGCGAGTGGACCCAGATGGTACACACTATGCTGGAGGAAGCAGAACATGTTGATATTGTGACGCACCGTGATAAAGGCCATTTCATCATACAGCAACTTAAAAAGTGGTCCAAGGATTTTAAGCCAGGGGTGTCTTACCTCTATTCTGGAACACCTGTCTTTATTTCAGATGATGAAGTAATGATGTTTTCCCATGACGTTTATAACCGGTTTGTTATTACTGGCATCCAGGGCATCACACGGGACGATGTTAATATAACCCTGGAATCGATCGGCAAGTTGACGATCGTCAACGGATCTCCTGCCATCAAGATCCCCGTAAACCTTCTTGGAGTAAGTACCCCTGGTCTGGAAATCCCTCTCATTAATGATATGGACCCGACCGAGGTAATTGTAGACAACAATAGCGAGGGCAGGGTTGTTTTCAAAGATAAAAATGGGGCCAGGATCGAGTTAACCAACACCTTTATTAAAGAGCACCCGGATATCCAAAGGAAGATCCTAGAAAAGACGCAGACAGGCATACATGTAAATTTCTGATGAAGATAAAACCGACGAGAATCAATAAGCGAGATTTAATCAAGACCAGGGATATTCCGTCTGGGACCAGCACCTGCGCCATGGTAAGTTATATGGGCAGAACGATCCTGGTGCCGGTGGAGTATCTGGAAAATGGCCAGTATCGGTTGGAATTTATACGGCAGTGTGGCATCCCCCTGCCGCCAACCCGGATACCGCAAAAACTGGAGGAATATTTTATTCCCAACCTTTCGGTGGTGATTGAATGACGGATAAATGTAACCATATCACGGAAATTTGGTCTATTTACGATGGCGGGATATTATTAGTAAAGGAAGGGGGATCAACTGAAGATATGGATTACGACGGGTATATTTGTAAATTTTGCCCCGAGTGCGGAGCCAAATTGAAGAAAGAAGACGAGGGGGATAAATGATAGTTGATTACGAGAAGGACAGATTCTTCATTTATTGTAAGTTTGCCAGTAACCACCTATTAGAGGAACTGGACAAACGGTGGAACAATAAAAGAAGGTGCTGGCTGGTTTATGATTCTGGTATTAATCGGCAGATCATTCGCAGTAAGCTGGTATCCAGAGCCGAAGTCACCCCTGTTGCCGCCAAGAACCTGGAGGAAATTGTTCAGACCTTTGAAGAAGTCCCCATGTTGCAGAAAACAGAGCCTCTCCCTTTCCAAATTCCTGCCACTAAGAAGCTCTTATCTTTGCCGCATTGTGCTTTATTTGCCCCGGTCGGCAGCGGCAAGACCAAGATCGCTATTGACGTTGCCCACTCTCTATGGTATGCCGGAAAGGTCAATAAAGTCCTGATCATCGGGCTGGTGTCCATTATTGAGAACTGGAAAATGGAGATCGAGAAACATTGGCTTGGAGAGATTCCCTGGGATAAGATTGCCATTACCGGTGTCGAGTCATATAGTCAGGGCAGCCTATATTCAAAGATCCTGGCCTGGGTAGATAAACAAACGGTCATGATCGTAGATGAATCTAGTAAAATAAAAAATTATAAGGCGATCCGCACCGAGAAAATAACCAATATCGGCAGGGCGGCAGGGTATCGCTACGCCATGACAGGTTCCCCTCTGCTGAACAGTGAACTGGATCTCTATGCCCAGTTTAATTTCCTTAATCCGGAGATTATTGGTATTTCCACCCATATTGGTTTCAAAAACCGCTACTGCGTGTCCGGGGGCTTTCAAAACAAGAAAGTTATCGGGTACAAACGGCAAGATGAACTTATCTCTAATCTGGCCCCCTATTCTTTTGTTATCGATAAAAAAGAGGCTATGCCCCATCTACCATCACAGACCTTCACCCCAAGAAAGGGATCAGTTACCACAGAACAGAAACGGCTGATCGAACGGATAAAGAAGGAGATGATTTCTGAATCCAAGAGTAAAGGGGATAAGGTTATACAGAATATTCTCACCAAGATGTTGCGGATTTCTCAGATAGCAGGGGGTTTTACCGAAGACAGGCTGCCGATCGACGGGCCGAATCCCAAGCTAAATATGATCCACGATATCCTGGACGACAGCCCGGATGAACAAGTCGTTTATTTCGTACGATTTATCCCGGAATTAAAGATGCTGGGTGAGAAGCTGGGCGACTGTCAAGTTATCCACGGAGCAGTTAAACCGGTTGAAAGGCAGCAGATCGTAAACAGCTTCCAGGCCGGGAATTTTAGGAACATGGTCTGTCAGTATCAGTCCGGGGCTATGGGTTTAAATATGGATGCGGCACGACTGTGTGTCTTTTATTCATTTGATTTTTCCCTGGAAATGTGGATACAGTCCGTGGGCCGGATCGCCAGGACCACCCAAACACGGCCCATGGTCTATTTTCCTCTCCTGCTGGAGGGTAGTCTTGATAACTTTACCTATAGAGTCCTGCAGGGCAAGGAAGAAATGGAGCAGGCAGTTAAACGGGCACTGGCCAGTGGCAGCGTCGAGGATCTCTTCTAGAATTTTACGTGCGGACCTTGACGGTATACCCCTCGCCATGGTATAATGAAAGAAAGGGGAGAGAGGGCAGGAGGTGCTCTCATCCCAACATCAGTCAATCACCACAGGAGGTTATTATGACAGAGCACACGGAAGTTGAACAGGAAGTAGTTGAGACAGCAGAAACGGAAGCGATCCCGAAGGTCAAGAAAGAGAAGCCCCCGACCAAGGCGGAATTGGCCAAGAAAGAGGCTGACGCGGTAAGTTTCACCCAGGAAGTTTATTACGAGGCCGAGGGACCCTGGCCGCTGTTGTCTCGTGCCGCAGCAATTCTGCTCGGATTCTCCAGGTATTACACCGGGGTCCGCTGCATTAATGATCATGACGCACCGCGCAAGACCAAATCTTCGGCTTGTCTGGTCTGTTCACACGAAAAACTGCGCGAGCGGCATAAACGTCGTTTGAAAGAAGATGTTGACTACAAGGCCAAATTCGCACAGAAGGCCAAGGATCGCCGTCTTGCAAAAAAGGCCGCACGTCCCGTTACTGTTGCGCCGGAGGCCGAAACCCCGGCAGAATGATCGGGTCCCCCCAGACCTAACCGTGCCAGCCGGTGAAATAATAGCTGGCTATTAGAACCTACGAGGAGAAGAACAATGGAACTGGAAGAAAAGAACAAGCTGATTAACCTGTACAAAGAGCAGACGATCCCAGAGCTTATCAAGGAAATGGTAAGTGTAAAGGACGAGCTTGAAATCGCTAAGGCCGCAAAAACCAAGTTGGAGGAAATCCACGATATCCTACGGTTGCTGGTCCTGCCTGAAAAGATGGACGACGAGGACGTGTCCACTCTCACCGTTCCCGGTGTCGGCAGGGCTTCTATTCAGTCCGACATCTATTTCAGCATTCCTGCTGACCAGCGCGAACCCTGCTATGAGTGGCTCCGTGAAAATGGTCACGGTGACATTATCCAGGAAACCGTCAACTCGTCCACTGGTAAATCATGGGCAAAGGAGATGATGAAGTTAGGCAAGCCCATCCCTGAGGGCATGTTCAAAGTAACCCCGTTCAGTCGGGTCCAGGTAACAAGAGTCAAATAAACCACCACGAGAACCTAAGAATCTAAGGAGTAAGACCATGGCAAAGAAGAACGAAGAATCAACGGAATTAGTAGCCACGACTGGAGTGCTGTCCTTTGAAATGCCCGAATGGATGAAAGGCATGGAGCAGGACGACCGGGGCAATGAGGGCATTACCAAGGAAGACCTCGTAATCCCCCGCTTGTCCATCATTCAGGCCATCAGTCCGGAACTTGATGAAAATGACCCCGCCTACATTGAAGGGGCCAAGGCTGGTATGCTGTTCAATACTCTGACCCGGAAGCTTTATACTGAGATCCTGGTTGTACCGATCATGTACGAGAAAGTCTACCTCATTTGGCGTGACCGCAAAAAAGGCGGCGGATTCGGCGGCCAGTATACTACTGAAAATGAAGCTGGCGCGGCTATCGGGGAAATGGAAGATCCCGACAGCTGGGAAGCTACCGATACCCCGACCCATTTGTGCCTTGCCGTGTCGGATGGTAAGCCATTTGAAATCGCTATCCCCATGCCGAAGTCCAAGGCCAAGATCAGTCGGCAGCTCAATTCAACCATTCGTTTGTTCGGTGGCCCTCGGTTCAGTAGGGTTTACCGCGTTACTGGTGTTGATGACAAGAATAACGCTGGTGAAAAATTCAAAAACTTCCGGATCGACTTCGCCGGATTCCCATCCAAAGAGCTTTTCGATGTCGCTGAGAAGCTGTTCACCGATCTGTCGTCCGGTAACATCAAGTATAAGGTCGACGATAATTATGAAGAGGCAGAACCAACCAAAAAGACTCCGTTTTGAAGGTTGATATTGTCATAGGGTGTCCGGGGGCAGGGAAGAGTACCTTTTTAGCGAAGGTTGCAAACACTCTCCCCCCGGACAATACTCTTATCTTGTCTTACTCCAGATCAGCATCAACGAGTATAGCCATGAAAGCGGGAAGAGGGTATAAAGCCTCAACTATACATTCTCTCTGTTTCCATGATATGGGTATTATCCCGCAGCAGATCCTGCAGGGACGGCAGATAGATGAATTCTGTAAGATGATCGGGGTGCAGCCCCCTAATTCCGGGTATGAGCGCTATGAACCATCCATGCACCAATTTGAGGTCTATAGTTGGGCCAGGACCACCGGTACAGATCCCTTGGAAGCTTTTTTCCGGTTCTCTGATCTGGTAGAGTTTACCTTTAACGAATACGTCTTTTTCGTAAAATCTCTGCTACGATACAAAGAGACTTTTGGAGTTTATGAATTTCATGATCTCCTGGACAACTTTAACCCGATTGAGGCCCCCGATAATTTATTAATTGACGAGGCCCAAGATAATAGTTATTCGCTTACCATGGCCCTGCAGAAATTGGTGATGGCAGGGGTAAAAAAGATGTGGATAGTGGGTGATCCGAATCAGGCCATCTATACTTATTCCGGGGCCGACCCTAAATGGATGTACCATTTTGATGGCAAAGAAGTTTTCCTGGATCAGTCTTACCGCTGCCCGGTATCAGTCGTTAGTAAGGCCAAAACCCTTTTTACAGAGGCCAAGTTTAACCCTATCGACGAGCCGGGGGAAGTGATCAGGGAAATCGACGTTCCTGCCAACTCGGACATGATCCTGGTCAGGACTAACTATATTGGTTATAAACTGATGAAACAGACTGGTATCGATAAAAAGAAAATACTGACCATTCATAAGGCCAAGGGGCTGCAGGGGGATCACGTGGTTATTTATAACGCTACCACTAGACGTGTGAGATCCTCCACAGAACTTGATCCGATCGCTGAAAAAAGATTAATGTACACGGCAATCACCAGGGCAAGAAAGAAGTTAACAATAATAGACGGGGGGAATCCAAATGAGTGGCTCTAACCAAACAGTAATTAAGTGCAAGGGAAACGTAAATCTTGAAGTAGGGCAAGATCAATTAACAATCTGTGGCCAACCGCTGGAAATATATATTGAAGTGGCCAGAGAACGGATTAGGCAAGAAACAAAATGGGGGCAGCAGAATCATCAGCCGATAATATGGTCAAATATCCTTGGTGAAGAATTTGGGGAAGTTTACAAGGCGATAAACGAGGCCATATTTAATGGTTCTTCGTGGCTTGACTATCGAGAGGAATTGGTACAGGTAGCGGCAGTGGCCATCGCTGCGGTGGAATCACTCGACAGAAACACCAAATGACTAGGGAACTATTTTTTGATACTGAGGGCACCGGTCTTAATATGATCAGTGGTGCCGACAGGGCAACAGACATTTCATATGCCATGGGTGATGGCCCTGTAAAATACGTAGACCTTCGCGCTGATTCCCCGGAAGAATTTATTAAGATGGTAGATGATGCGGAAGTAATTGTGGCCCACGGCACCAAATTCGACGCGCATAGTCTGCGTACTATCGGCATTGACATCTCAAATAAGAACCTGGATTGTACCCTGGTCCGGGCACAGTTGATTGACGAGCACAAGCTGACTTATGATCTGGACTCTCTCACCGGCATGAAGGTCAACATTATTGATGATCTGGCTGCCATGTTCGGTGGCAGGGCTACCAAGAACGTCCAAATGCCGAATCTACACAAGGCACCCAGGGATTTTAAGGAAAAGTATGCCGTTGGTGATGTCCTGGCTATGCGGTCACTATACCGACAGCAGGAGGGTAAATTACCCCCGGTCCACGCCCTGGAAAAAGAGGTCCTTAATATCCTGATCAAGATGGAACAGAAGGGAATCCGGGTAGACGGCGATCGGCTGGACAAGGCAAAAAGAGATGTACAACGGTTAATCGATCGGACCCAAAAAGAACTGAACGAAATGGCGGGGAAAGAGGTCAATGTTAACTCTACTCCCCAAATGCGCGATTTACTTATAGCCACGGAGGTGCAAGATGGACGAGTGGTGCCGAAAACTAAAGCTGGCAAATGCGTACTTATTGATGGCACTCTTGCTGATAAAACTAAAACGGGTGGAGTTTCTCTTAATGCTGAAACGCTGGAGGAAATGTCGCACCCGATTGCCGAAGCCATTCTTAAAGTAAGAAAGTATCGTAAGATCCATGACACCTTCATTGTGTCGCAGCTGATGGGCCATCAGACCAGGGGAAGAGTACACCCCAATTTTAATCAAACACGGGTTGTGACGGGCCGGTTGTCCTGTAATAATCCCAACCTTCAGGCCGTACCGAAAAGGGACCCGGAGATGAAGGCCATCCTTCGTCCTCTTTTTTTGCCGGACGATGGCGCACAGCTTTTAAAATGCGACTATGACCAATCAGACGTTCGGGGATTTGCCCACTACATTTATTCGGTGACCAACGACAAGAATCACCCGATTCTGCAGGCTTACCAGAAGGACCCGGATACTGATTTTCATACTTTCGTATCAGAGTTATTGGGGATTCGCAGGAATCCCGGACCAGGGGGAGGGGCAAACGCCAAACAGATTAACCTAGCCATGATTTTTAATATGGGCATGGGGAAGCTAGCCAAACAAATGGGACTGCCGTATGAGGAGGAAATCGGCAGGAATAAGAAAGTTTACTTGAAGCCGGGGCAGGAAGCTATTGACGTTTTCAACATGTACCACAGCAAAATCCCCGGTGCAGCAGACATGGCACAGATGGCATCGTCTATTGCTGCCAGCCGGGGTTATGTGACATCGATCTGTGGAAGGCACCTACGATTTCCGGATAAACGGTTCACCTACAAGGCCAGTGGCTATCTTTACCAGAGCTTTACTGCCGATCTGATAAAAAAGGCCATGGTAGAAACGGCCAAGATAGTTGTGCCACAGCTTTCAGTACATGATGAATTGTTATTCAGCATTTACGACAAGGAAACGGCTTTCGCCATTCAGAAAGTTATGCAGGAAGTATTTGCGAACCTGACGGTAATTCCGATCAGGACAAAGCCAGAAGTTGGTCGTTCATGGGGGGAGGTTAATTTTATATGACATGTAATAATTGCGGGGGGACGATGGTTGGAGATGGAGTAACAGAACCCATCCGATGTGAAAACGTGGAACTTGGCGATTGGGAGTATAGAGAACCCGATTGTAATCCGATTGATTGCGAGGACGAGAAATGATCAACGAGGTAAGATTAATAGGCAATGTGGGGCAGGACCCCAGGATCAACAAAAACAGCAAAGGAACCATGGCCACTTTTTCTGTTGCCACTACTGAGAAATGGAAGGATAAGCGGACCGGTGATTGGCAGGAAAAGACGGAGTGGCACAAATGCGTTGCCTTCGGCTATCCGGCAGACTATGTTGACCAGTACCTGGAAAAGGGTGCTCTGGTTTATGTCGAGGGGTCAATGCAGTATGGTAAGTATGAACGGGACGGCGTTGAGATCCCTACTGCCGAGGTCAAAGCACAAAAAGTAAAAATTTTAAAGAAACAGGGGGATCGAGACAATCAGGCCAGGGACGGGAACAAGTCTACGGACAACGGGTACATGGGCAGCACAGGTTCTGACGTACCATTTTAAGGAGACATTATGAAATGTTGCACTCTTGAGTGTTACTCTGTGGCAATGGCCAAATCAACAGACACCGACAGGGAGTTCTGTATTGAATGCGCCATCAAGATTGCCAAGCACTTTGGCCCGGATAAGATAGTGACTTTGCCGGGAATGAGGTTTCCCTGGGATTACGGGGTAGACGGCCACTGCCCCCATTGCGGTATAAGTTACAACCGGTACCTGATCAATGTTACTGGTGATTGCCCCGCATGTAAAGCCCCACTGCCGGAGTATAAACGGCCAACCTTGGAAATGAAACCGTGGGACGACGACAGAAAAATAGAGTATCGGGAAGGCCCACACGACTAATTGGGGGCACCAATGGATAAAGAGTATTTCTGGGCAAGGTATAGGTCAGGTGATTGGCGGATAGCAGAAAAGAGGTTCTTGAATAGGTGGTTTGTTTGTGGGGTTGGTCACATAAAAAACCACGTTATTTTTGAAGGGTACCGTAGCCCCAAATCACCGGACGATATTGTTGAAATCGGGGAAAAGGTAATTTGCCCCTATAAATAAAAACCACCACACATTAGAGGAGATTTGCGATGAATGTACATGTTGTTTACGGCGGTCAGTTCGGCAGTGAGTCAAAACGGTTGTTTACCGAGTATTACTGCAAGAATTGGCAGCCAGGGGCCATCATTACCAATGCTATGCCCAACAGCGGCGGATTTGATAGTGTAGGCGACAAATGGTCCACCCTGCCGATCGGCTACCCAGCTACCTTGATGATTTCCCCTGGATCAGTGATTAATCTCGATAATCTCAAGAAAGAGATTAAGCAGCTACCGAAAGGGGCCAAGGTAGTCATTCACGAAAATGCAGCAGTGATCGACGATAGTCACTTCACAAGTGAAAAGGACTATGTTCGGGTTGGTTCTACCATGACCGGGGGAGCAGCTGCTGCAAAACAGAAAATGGACCGGGACCCAAGTGCACGAATCCTGGCCAGGGATTATTTTGAAGACACCCTGAACAATGCCGCCTGGATACGGGAATTGCACAAACACGATAAGGTCCTAGCGGTCTGTGCACAGGGTCACAGTCTGTCGCTCAATTTCGGTTTCTGGCCATACACTACCAGCAGGAATACCAGTCCTGCTCAAGTCATTGCCGATGCCGGAATTTCTCCGATGGCAGTTAAACGGATTATTGGCTGTTTTCGGACCTTCCCAATTCGGGTATCCAACCGATTCGATGAAATGGGAGAAATGGTGGGTTGGTCCGGTCCCTGTTATTCTGACCAGGAGGAATTGTCCTGGGAAGATATCGGGGTTCCGCAGGAGTTTACCAGTGTCAGCAAAAAGGTTCGTAGAGTATTTACATTTTCACATCAGCAATTGGTCGAATCAGTCCTGCTCAATGGCACCACCGATGTCTTTCTCGGTTTTATCAATTATTTGCCGGTCTACATGCAGGATGATTTTTTCCGGGCTGTGCGGGACACCTGCCTAAATAACGGGGCCAATTTATCGTGGATCGGTTGCGGTAAGACCACTGACGACATCTTTTCCCGCATTAGTGATAAAGGATATGGTTTTGACATTTCCTGGATAAAGTAACCTTAACCGGGGGCTTCAGCCCCTTTTAAAGGAGGAATATATGGACCAGAAGTTTGGGCCAAAAATTCCATTTACCCTTGAAATAAATCCGGGGGGGATGGAAGGGTTAAAAAAGGCCCTGGAACGGAAGAACAGGAAATGGGACGACGGCAAGTTAAAATACCACCTGATCCTGCCGCAGTTCCTGGAGTTGATGGCAGAAATTCTTACACGAGGTGAAATCAATCACCCAAAAGAACCAAACGGTACCCCCTCCTGGCAGTTGGTAGAAAAAGAGGCGTATGAGGATGCTCTATTTCGCCATTTTCAGGCATACCGCAGGGGGGAGATCATTGACCCGGACCCCAAGATGCCGACCGATCACATGGGCAACATTGCCGTAAACGCCATGTTCTTGTGGTGGTTTAATCGGCAGCGGGAAGGGTATCTGGGGGAAACTGACACAGTTAACGAGGACTAATATGCTACCAAAAATTCCGTCTTCCCTGGACGAGGCCATGAAGACCACTTATGCGGGACCATGGCACATACGATATAACCCAAATAAGTGCGCTTGTCCTGTTTATGATTGCGGGGCAGGGCGGTATCTTCAGTGCCAAAACCCCAACGGGTACGGGGTTGATGGGATTTTTTGTAAAGGCCACAAGGAGCCAAAATCATGACAGAAATAAGAGATCATTTTCCAGCACCGTTTGGAAAGCACCCGGAATTAAGGGCAGGAATCGTTCCCCGGTGGGCAATTATTAAAACATCAAAAACTCAATCCGTTGCAGAGCATTCCTACAACGTGGCAATGATAACCCGGATCATTTTGACTGGCTTTATTTTGACCCCGCTGGATGACAATGATATTATCCTGATGGCCCTGGACCATGATTGGAAATCTGAGGTCTACACCGGAGATATCCCTAATCCTGCCAAAGTGCGTAACCCCAATGCAGAGGTCCTGTCGATCGAAGAAGCAATCATAAAGCTGGCAGACTGTATCGAGGGTTACGCTTTTATTAACAGGAATTGCAGCGACTCCACATCGGTAAAAATGTGGGTGATGGGCGATCTAGAAGTACAGATTAATGCCCTATGTAATTTTCTGGAAATAAACGGCAGGGACATCTGGCCTACAATCTCAGGGATGGTATTATAAATGAAAAAGATTTTATTTGTTGATACGGAAACAACCGGCCTAGACCCTAAGATTAACGGCATCCATCAGATCGCTGCTCAGATCGTTGTTGATGGCAAAATGGAAATGGAGTTTGATTTTAAATTCCGTCCACTCGACACCGAAAAGATCGAACCGGAGGCCCTGGCAGTGTCTGGTTTAACGGTAGAAGAAGTCATGGCCCGACCTTTATCGAGCAAGGACGTTTATAAAAAGATCGACTCGATTCTCTGCCAGTTTGTAAACAAGTATGATAAGCACGATAAAATGGTGATATCGGGCTATAATTGCAATTTCGACGCTCAATTTCTCAGCGAATGGTACAAGAAGCACAATAACAAGTATTTCTTTGGCCTGTGCCATGGTGGAGCATACTTGGACGGCTTGACTATGGCCCTGCTACTGGAAATAAAAAAGGGAGAAAAGGTATTTTTCCCGGATCGGAAATTGGGTACGGTGGCAAAACACCTGGGTGTTCAATTGGATGATGCCCACGATGCCTTGGCCGACATTATCGCTACCAGGGACGTAATACGGTCCTTATGGAGGGAATTGGGGCTATGAGCGAAAAGACACTGTGGAAATGGTTAAACAAAAAGATGGCCCATGACCCAAATTGGAGAAGTGCCAGATTGGAAAAATGTTTAGAAAAAGGAATCCCGGATGCGGTGGTGCGGTTTACTGATTCAAATTCACGGACGATGCTTATTACTTTTATGGAATTAAAGGATTGGTCAGAATCCCCAAAGCACCCTTTATCAGTAGAACAGAAAAATTTCATTCAAACATTCGGCGGGGCAGTGTTGATTAGAGCACAAGATAAATTGTGCATGTTAGGCAAGAATCACAATCTTGTGCCACTGATGTCTGCTGATGTTGGGTACGCACTTAGTCACGGGATAGTTACCCCCATTTCAGATTTTACCCCGGCATGGCTAAATGCGGCCCTTACACATTGTGAACTGTGATATCTGGTTTACTGGTTTTGGTGACTATTACCCCTGACACCATGACCACATAATCTCCCCGCGAAAAAGGTTTATCGGTAAAGGATATGGACTCCCGGCCTACCATATCCTTTATCTTTACCTTTCCTTCGCCAAGTATTTCTGTTATCTCCACTATTTTCATGCCAAGGGTACCTCCACTTCGATTGTGGTGACGGTGGACAGGGCTTTCTTGGCCACTGTTACCGAAACATCGTAAGACATCACCATGCCATAAAAAGTGGCAGGACCATAAACGATCTTGGCAATGTGTCCCGGCTGTATATAGTCACTATTTAGCATTTCCATAGTTAGTATAATCACATCCTGGCCATTTTCGTTGATTTCTTGCCGCCCAATCTCAAGCAAGGACGTTGGTAATTTTAAAAATGTTATAATATCGGGTCCCGGTTTATCGGCAGGGGCGCGTTGTGCAATAATAGCCATGTTTTACACCAGTGAAATATAAAAGACCACCCCAATTGGGTAGCTTTCGTCTTCTTCTAGTTCCATTTTAGGGACCGATAGCCGATAGATCTTTACCGCGTATTCGGTGTCAATCGAAGCCATGAATGGGGCCTTATCTGCGTCACCAGTAAGAGAAACTCTACCAATCGGATCGGCAGCGGGAGTTACTGACCCTCCCCTGCCCAGGTATTCGATGGTGTATTTACTTGGCACCACGTCAAATTCATATTTATCGAGATCTTCGGCCTCTCTCCCGGCAAACAATGTGGTGTCAAGTTTGCTGCGGCTCTCGGACCCGATGTATTGCACAGATCCATCTGTCGACACAACTTCGTCAATAATCACATTGGTTGAGTGATTGACCGCAATAAATACTTGATCGCCAGGGCCAAAGGATGATTTCAGGTCCCCTACTTCATCAACATTTAAAATATCGTCGATATCTATGTTGAATAGATAGTCGCCCTTGATCGATCCCGCACTATACTTAACAAGAATGGTTCCTTCAAGTCCCATATTAACTCACCAGGATGAATTGAACGGTTTCCGGGTCAATATCCTTAGCCACCCATAACCAGTGTTTTGTTTTATATTTTATGGTAACGATACTGTTGCCGCTGGCCACGGAAACCGACCCATCTTCATTGAAAGACACGGCCCCCAAGTTTACCCTGGTACTGTAGTCGTAAGAAAGAATGCCGTAGCAAGGTTCAGCCAGATTTCCGATGCCATTCTTGATTTCAATCTCTTCCGTGAGTTCCTCTTCCACGATCCCGGCAGGAATAATGATGGCGTTGGTTAGCTCAGAAGTAGATAAAGTGACCAGTTTATCTGCCCAGGGAACGATGCTGGCTGTTATGTTGTAAGTTTGGTCGTTTATTTCCTTAGCAGACAGCCGGTAGCCCCCGCTGTTGGCCTTGTTAGATATAAAATATTTGTTGTAACCGCTGCGTTTTTCCGTGGTAGAATTAAACCCGGACGTGGCACTAAGTACGTTTATTTCAATATCCGGCACCACAGTGTTATAAAGATTAGTATTAACTGGCCGCATGGGGAGAGCTTTAATTACCCCAGACGGGTATGTCTGCACTATGCCCCCAAACTCGTTCACAATAGCTTTGATCCCGGACAAGGGAGAATTGCCAGAAATCTGTACGTCGTTTGAGGTTACAGATTCATTGGCAGGAATTTCCCAAGTGATATTTTTACCCTTGATGGCGGCAATAGAATTAACCACTTCACTGCAGAGGCCACTTACCAGATTATTATCTTTAATTTCTGCCGCATGGGGAAAATCCAGGATTACTGAGCCAGATCTCCCGGCCACGGCATATCTCCAGGTTCCCGCTACTTCATTTTTGGATTTTTCAACCACAATCAAGTGGTATGTGTCGTCTTTAATTTGTATCTCAATCGGGTCGTATACCCCGATATTTTCCCATGCTGTTTCATCGTTTACAGTTATCTCGCAAGACAAACAGTATTCCAACAGAGAGTGTTGTACTTTGAAACCCGAACACTGAATTTCTGCCCCGGATATTTTTACCAAGAACGATGAAGATTCACCCGATCGATCACTCAGAACAGAATATTGCTGACGCAGGGCGGCAGTAAGACTATTTAAATCCTTGATAGCATACCCCTGGGTAAGGGATGCCAGGATACTTTCCCCCAGGATAGGGTATTTTTGAACCAGAGAAGAAGTTAAGAAGTCAAATACCTTATATGATTGTTTTAAATAAGACGAAACTAGGGGACTGTCGCCATATTTCTGTAATAAGGCTTTCTTTAACTCCGCCGAAGATCCATAATATTGAGTTAAATATCGCAGCACTACCGGCACATCGCCGTAATGCTGGGCAAGGACGGCGAGTAGTTGCATGCCGTAGACCTGGATCAGGACGGCGAGTTGGCGGTTGGTGATGTGGTAGGTCTGGTCGAGGATGGAGCGGATCAGATCGCCGATAAGGCTGTAGGGCTGGGTTAGGTGGGCGAATAACTCGGATGTGTCAGGGATGGTCGGCGCGGCGGATTTGTATGGATGGTCGGCAGCGAGGCTGCCGACCATGCCCCATTTCCACGCCAGATATCCCTCAATCAGCTGCCTCGTATCTGTACCAACAACACCTGCAACAACAACAATCTCAGCAATTGATCCGTTGAGCCAGTCAGCGAAAGCTCCAAAGTTTACCCCCAGTGCCATACCAGAGGTCATGCTCTGAAGTCCGGCCGCACCATTAACAATTGAGCCGTTTACCCCTACACTGGATGAATTACCGTTAAATATGCCGAGAAATATCTGAAATGATGTTGATGCGCTGGCAGTATGGGCCAACCAAGCATCGGCAAATATCGATGGTTTGTTCACCTGGTTGCCGCGCAATGCCAGCAAATTACGATAGGTGTCATTCTCAACCCATCCATCATATACATACTGTCGTGATCCGGTCGTCCCTGTATTGGTATTGGTTTTTGCGACAGTGATTATTGAAACAGGTTGTGGCAATGATATTGTGGGGTTATAAAGATAATCGGCAGTTCCGTCGAACGTAATGATATCCAATCCATTCAGGCCTCCCGACGTTAATGCTGGCTGATTTGCTGCCGTACCCTGTGAGAAATTTGCAGTAGCACCAGATTTGTTCGCCCACTGGCTGACAGTAGAACCATTGAGCGTGATTGTACTGGCGTCGCTGGCATCCAGCCAGAGGGCAGTGGTGATTTGGGCAGGGGTCCACAGGGCCATTAAAGATCCCCTCGCACGATATACTCAGTATGTCCGCACATTCCATCACGCCACGGCTGGTCGGTGGCCGGTCGATTTTGGCACTGGATAGCATGCGTAGCAGTAGTTGTCATGTCGCCTCGATCGAGGGGTACAATGACCGCCAGTTTGCCACATACTGAGCATTTGATTATGTTGTCTGGTCGCCGCTGTTGTGTCGGGGAAATTCTCGGTTCTTCTGTGAACCGACCACTACTAATAAGCGCAACATCAATCTTTGCGATGACATCCAACAATGACGCGCCGGAATCTAGCTCAGACTGGAGTAATGATTTGGTGTTTTGCAAATCTCTTACTGAAAACACGTTAGAATTCATCAGCATACCCATTTTTCCAATCTGGTATAATTAATTATAAACCATGCGCCCCAAAAACTATTTTCGGAATTGATGGTGGAATGGAAACCAACTTTTCGGGTGTAATAAACATCAAAACCACCTACCGAGCACTCTCCACATTCCATGCACAGCGGCGGGTAATCAAAACATTGTCCGGCTATCTGATCCTGTGGCGGCGGTGCTGAACGTATTTCCTCACATCGAGCTATCGCCGCCGCCCGCGTTGAAAAAATACCATAATATCCATCACCCAAGCCTGATTGCTGGGTGATTCTGTACTGGCCGGAAATTCCGATATCAGTATGATTCGCTACCGAGCCCCATGCGCCGGTACCAACAAAAACATCTGGACAACCAAAACTACCGATCCCTCCAGTTTTTATAAAAACTTGTTGCCATACGCCATTTGTTGAGCGAACACCGCCGTTGACAACACTACAACCATCAGTGACCTCGATCGGGGCAAAGCCGCAGGCATCCCCTGTAAATACTCTAATGTATGGAACATCTGTAATAGCATCCCGAAGACTTTGGCCATCAAACGAAAATCCGTTACCTCTTACTGACCAATAATATGGAGTAACACCACCAATTACGGCTACAGTACCAGAGGTATTGTCGGCCAAAACCTCAACTGAATTCTCGCGATCCCAGACAATTGGCGTAGCATCCTCGCAGCAGTTCTGCGGACGAATTATTGTTTCTTCATATCGAGTTCCACAACCTGCCGGAGTAATGGGGCCAAGGCCAATAAACTCAATAGGCCCCGCCCAATCAGCAGTTAATCTTGCCCTGGTTACTTCATCGAGATCTTTTCCGCCTTCAATACGCGAAGTTCGTACCTTGCAGCCATCATGCTGGCCATCCACACAGCATTTTTCGCGATAAAACCAAGGCTCCGTAACGGGGGAACCGGCAGGGGCCAGTGGAAAATAATCAATACAGCCATATTCCTGTACCGGATCTGGTGGTGGCTCTGGTTCTGGGTCGTCGTCTGGTATTCCGGTTTTACTTTGTTCCCACCCGCATACTTCGGCCAGGGTAGTTTCGTCTTCGTCAACTGGCGGAGTGGTATCACACGAATAGACTTGGTAGTGGTAAAAGGCCAGGGCCACGGCATCCTGTGTCTTTCCCAGATCAGAACCAACGTAATTGGGGACACCAGGAATCTCAACAGTAACCAAATCTTCAACTGTATGAAATTCGGCACGAATGGTACCGGTACATTTTCCGTCCCAAAATAAAGTGTTGCCCTTAACCCGAATAATGGGGGGGTTAATTGCCCCGGTCTTATTAATTACTGACCCCATCCAGGAACAAGATAAACTAGAACGAACTGGTAATGTTAAGGTTACGGACGAGGAATCCTTCACATCAACAGTGATCACAATACTTTTTTCGTTAACCACTGTCTCTAAGATCTTGCCAGCGCTTAAACGCAAAACATAGGGTAAATCAGGGTGACTGCGTACTATTCGCAAATCAACTTGGTAAGTTCCGGTCAATCTGCGTTCACAGGCAGACAGATCAGCGTCAGTTTTTTCCAGTACTTCCCCCATGTCGGCAGGGGGTTCTTCCTTTGGCTCTTTCCCGGTTACGATGGGATCTTTGCAAGGGGTCAAGTCAAACAATTCATCGATGATTTCTGCCACCTCTCCTGCTGTCAAAGGCTCATCTTTTACTTGTTCGATAATCAGCCAATAGCCGTCTTCCGGGGCTAGGTTTTCTGATGCGGTGCAGGTGACTATTATATTCTGGGCAATGGTCATACGATTCCAAATCCCCCCATCGGGGCAGCCACTACTTTTTGCCCGCTGATGTCAACACAATATTTCATGGGGTCAGCCCCGTCCCAAATGGCTATAATAGTATTTTCTTTGCAAGTAGAGTAATAAACTTTTCTCAGTGATATGTCTTTACACAGCAGAACAATGGTGCCATACATATCTGGGCACATGGCCAAGGCATCTTTTACACATTGGGGGATGTCCAATCGTAGTTGATCAGTGTCTGTGCTGCCATCAGGTTCCAGCCAGGATGCAGTAACGGTGTTTTCCAGATTCTCGATCTTATATCCGTTTAACCGAGTAGTCTTTTTTGGCACATAGACCATGATGCCGTCTGACTTGTATTCTTCTTTTTCCTGTTCCTGCAGGGCCTTTGATTCTTCTTCGGTTAATTCCTCTATAGTTAACGGTTTACTGAGGATCATTTCAGAAACGTAGTACCCGCCCACTGCCGTACCCTTTACTCGCAATCCACCAAACACTGTCGAAGAAAATTTGAGATAGTTACCAAAAATAGTGATTTCTGGAGTAGGGATCTCGTCCCCGTACCTATTATAGCAGGGAGTTTCCCACGCCACTGTGGTATCTTCCATATAATAGGTTAAATCTATCTTATCTGCGTTATTGACGAAAAGTGAAAATTCTTTGTCTTTGCGGATTCGGGTTTTCGGGCCAATGGTGCCGATAGCGGGAGACAGGCCGTAGACAAGATCCGGGCTACTTGGCCACGCGTAAAAGCCCAACCACACATAAATATCACTTCCCGCAAAACCAATCGGGCATCCTGGCGGACGCAGGGTTTGTGCCGATTTGCCGGTAACGGCGGCAGTCCACATCTTATAAATGTCTCGTGCACTGGCATAGTAAGAAAGACGTGATGGCACAACCTGTTCCAGTCGCACCCAAACGTCGTTTACAGGGGGGTCCTGGTTGGATATCGTGACTGTGATTGACTCGTTCGCCATCAAATTGCCTCTAAACCAGTACAGTAATCAATATCAACGTATTCATCTTCCGGGTCCACATGGTCAGGGGGCTGGTAACTGTCAGGAATATCTAAATGGCCGTCAATATCATAATTACATTCGCCGTTTTCAGTTCCGTCCGGGTGTTTTATTTCTATTACTTTGTTGCCGCCGTTCCATATTGCGTAGACGTGGGACTGGATTTTATTTTCTATTGCGCCGGGGCGGGGTTCCATTGATAAAGAGTATTTATGAACACATACTTTATAAAATACTGCCAGGGTTCCGTATACCCGCTGCGAAAGAATAATCTTTTTATTATCAATCCGTATGCTAGGTTGGTTCAATGCTTCCCCATCACGTGACCAAGCACCCCCGACCCAGGAAAAATTAGTAATAGATAATGCCGGGTATCTGGTTTCAAGCTCTGATTTTAAATCGCACTGAATAACTTCACGAAAATCTAATTCAAATATCTGGCGCGGCCCTAACTCACCCCAGGAACAATCGGCAAAATACTGAAGATCCGGCCTACTGGGATAAGCATAAATGGTACGTGGCGCAAGGGTCGGGCATTTTGGCTCAGGTGGCTTGCCCTGAAACATTAAATGGTTGATAAACTGGTACAACGCAAACTTAGTAATATACCCGGTATAGGGGTCCCATGGCTCCTGTTCAAGTAGAACGAAATCACGGGTATCCCTATAGTTGGATATATTAATAATGAGACTGTTGTTCATTATGCCTCGCCGGTGAACACCAGATTAACGTAATTGCCACTGTACGAAGTAGCCCCGGCAGGAACAGTTCGTACTTCGAAAATTGGGATGGCGGCAGGATGGGTCTGGAACACGATAGTGTTTCCCGTAGCCCAAGTCCCGCCAAACCCGTCAAATTCCAGGGTAAAATAAGGAAGACTGAAATTAGGGTTATTTGGGGCAAAGTCTGTAGTTATATCGCCAGAACCTACTGACCCAACAGTGTCGCCCACCACACTAAACGTGGTTGCGTTTAACATAGTCAGGGTCCAGGTCTGCTCGATAGTGGACTTGTTGTTCATGATCAGGGGAAAACCGCCCTCATCAAAGGTACCGGCAGCGGACGTTTCGACCCAGTTATCAACCACACATTTTAGGTCTTCTGACGATGGCTTATAGATCGAAGCCACCTTGCTTCCTGCTGCATAAACGTTGGATAGGGCAGAATCCATGGTGATAGTGACCCTGTTATCAACAACAGAGGGAGTGCCCGAAATCACCCTGGTTTCTTCATTGCCGGTAACAGACGAGGGGGTTGCTTTATCTGATACCCGTATGGTTAACGCGTCCCGGAAAATGGTGGCCAGAGCAGCTGTTTCAACGTCAACCACCAAAGTAGTGCCGGATTGAGAAACGAGGACACCGGCCCCAAATTTGTCCTCAGAACCGGCAAGATCGCCCTGGGTATTTCTCTGGGTGCCAACTACAAAGTGCTGTCGATCAGCAGCGGGGGTGACGGCCTCAAGGAAAATACCGGGAAAGTATAAAATGTCGCTATTGTTGGCGTTTAACTTTGCAAATACTTTACGGTATTTGGTAGACCCTGCATCACGTTCTGCCTTGGGTACGTTGGGCCAAACATTTTGAACCACATTGGTGGTTATCGGGAGATGTGAAATTCTCCCGCCGTTGGCACTGGTGTCGTTAATGGTAGCGGGGTAAAAAAACTGCAGATCGGCATCAGTAATGGCCATATCAAACCTCCAATAGGGTTATTTGCCCGATAAACTTTTTTGTGTCACTTTCCAATTCAAACTGGTGCAAGGGGGATAAACTCTTGGTATCTATTACGTAGACATCGTATAATGTCCCCCGGTAATTTAAAATAAGCGGAATACCAGTGCTCTGCATGGACTTTATCTGATCAATGGTGGATTTGCACCACATTCCCTGGAGTGCCCCATCTTTATTTTGGCTGCCGAGGGTAAAGGACCTGCCGCCTTGCAAGGGCAAAACTTTAATCGACGATCCGCCATCGAGCGATATTTTCTGATCATAGAGCAGATTATCGGCAGTCTCCAACCCCGCCAAATACATGTTGTCGTTAATGACCACTCCTCCAAGGGTTATCATCGTGAGCCGTACCTCTCTTTTTCTGCCATAGCTTGCAAGAACCTGTCAACATCAGATTTCGATCCATGTAAACTGATCGGTTCGCCGCCATTTATGGTAAGGGATAAATTTACCTGGTCCCCGCGCTGTTTTAACTGATTATTGGGAATTATCGTCCCATTATTGGCAGGAACAAATAGCTCAGGGCCGCGTTCACCAACTATGTAAGGTTTGCCTCCGCCAACCCCGCCACCGATAGCTTTGCCGGGAATACTGACATTTCCACTGGCTTGATTTAAACTATCGGCATCCCCCATCAAATCTTTGATTTTTTTCTGCAGCGCGTCAAGCTTTCCGGATATTTCCCCGGCTACATGGGCAAAGGTATCGCCAACCTGGACCCAAGTAGCGCTGAGTTGCCCTGTGGTGTCATTTAGGCCCTGGGACTGTTCTGCCAGATCGGCAAGCTTTTTCTTGTATTCTTCAACTTGGGCCTCTAAGGATTTTTGTTTGGCCTCAAGTTCTTGTTTATGCCGTTTTTCCAATTCCAGGATCTTACCGCCAACTTCGGCAGTCTCCTTGGCCTTGGTATTGATCATGTCTTGCTTGGCTAAAATTTCGCTTTTTTCCTCGCCTTCACCCTGGTAAATCGCCAATAGTTTCTGATATTCCTGTAAATATTGGGAGATATCCATGGACTTGCCGCCACGGGATATCCGATCGTAGTATTCGTAAGTTTGCCGTGCTCTTTCAACATCTTCAGCAGAGACTGCAATAGTTTTGGAAAGGCCATCGGCAGGAAGAGAACGGATAAGATCCGCAGCCCGTTGTAACGTAGCCAATTGCGCATCCCAATCTCCTGCTTTTGCTGCTTCTTCTGCTTTTGCCTTATATTCATCGATTTGAGCAATTATGTCAGAATAAGCATCCTCACCGGTCATACCTTCACGGAAAATGCCCCGGATCTCGTCAGCAAGATTTCTCTCTTTTTCGAGAATGGCCGCATTTTCTTTTTCCAATTCCTCCGATACTTTGGTGTAATCATTGATGATGCCATCAATGGCAATAGAAAAACTATCTGCCACATCGCCAATGGTCTGACTTACCTTAGCAAATTCATTGGTGGGGTCAACCTTAAGTAAACGAGCTAAGCTCTGCTCTGCCTTACTGGTATCAACATCAAGTTTCGGTTTATTACCGGACAATTTTTCCTCGATCTGTTTCTTTAATTTATCTATCTCGGCCTGGACCTTGGTTTCGTCAAATTCAATTCCGAATTTCTGCATAAAATTAGGATCATCTAGATTGGAAAACATATCCTTGATTTTTTTGGCCTGATCCCACATGCCCACAGGGTTATCCGGCAGAATGTCTGGTTTATTCTGGTCAAGCTGCCTTTGCAATTTGGTTATTTCAACTAATTCCGACCGCACCAAAGCATACTTGGACATATCAAAAGAGTCAGTATCAAGAACCCCCTGGCCCCAATCGGTGAAAGAGGTATCTCCTTTCATCAGATCGTAGCCGGAGATCACGTTATTAATGATCTCGACCAACCCGCCAAGAGCAGTTCCGGCCATGCTGGCGTATTCCCCAATCTCAACAAAAAACTGGTACACCATTTCCGGGTTCTCGGCAATCTCTTTCATCGAATCAGCAATCTTTTTGGATACTTCATCGATCAAGGCCATGCCTTCTGCGCTGTTCCTGAACTGGTTCATGGAATCAGCAACAGAGTTTATCATATTGGAAATACTTTTGAAAGAACCATTACCATCACCAATATCTTTCAACAGGAGAAGCCATTCATTCCGCACGTGGACTATTGCGCCCTGAAATGATTGCATGCGTTTTTCTGCCGCACCAGAGTGTAATTTTTCCAAACCCTCGACCAGGGCAGGAATACCCAGATCACTGGTAAGTTGGCCTTTGGCAATCTTCTTGGTCATGGCCAAGATCGTCATATCAAGTTCAGAGGCCATGGCACGAATGGCAGTGGGGACTTGCTCAGCAAACTGCCTGCGCAATTCCTCCATTGAAATTACACCTTTACCAGCCATCTGCTGCATGGCGATAGTGATCAATTTCAACTGCTCATCGGTACCGCCAAAGGCGGCAACAGAATCTACCAGGGTTTCCAGGACCCGTTCGGTGTCCTGGATTCCGGCTGTTCGTAATTTAACAAAAGAATCAGTAAGAACGGAAATACTGTAAGGTGCTTTTTGCGCCAGTCCAACGATGTATTCAAATGCTTTAACACCACTTTCAGCAGTGCCGGTGGCGTTCTCCAACATAATGATGGTCTGCTCAATGGTGGAGTTCACTCCGGTAAAAGCATCAGCTATTGCCACGGCACCGGTAGCAAGGGAAGAAACTAGGGACGACATTTGGCTGCCGACCTGTGATAAACCAGAATAGGTGAGCCATTTATTGGTAACTGGTACAGCCAAATTACTGAATTGCTTCTGTAATTTGGCTGCCTGGGCAGAGGTACTCGCAAAATGCCGATTAATATTGGGGAGAACAGTGGTGGCATTAGATACTACGTTAAGAGCTAGAGTTGCCATTCGAATTTTTCTCCCGCAGAAATTTCAACACTTTACAATAAAAACGTCTTACAGACAAAGAAAGTTCCAGTTTATCGGCCCTGTCTACCTCAAAATAGGTGTCCATGGCGTGATTTATGGCGATATCATTTAGTGCAATCGGACCATCAAAACCCACTATTGCCTGATCCTGGCAAGTTAAATAAAGTTCAATAACTGGTATATTAAACTTATGGGTCATTGGCCGACACGTGGAGCAGGGGGCATTTGCCTGCCCATCATATAGCTCTATGCACAATTCACAGTTAGCATAGGCAAACCACCGTGCCAGCTGTATCAGTTTTTTGAGGCTACCCCCATTTCATCGACAATCTCATCGCGCAAACCGGTATGGCACTGCTCAACCCACTCTAGAAACCGCATATCTTTGCCGTCGATATTGATGGAGTACAGGGCTGCTCGGTCAACATCTTTGGGGAATTTTAATTCTTCCCCTTTTTCATCGAAGAAATTTCCCCAACCGGTCAAACATTTCCTGGCCACTAGATTTGCCCGTTTATAGGGGTTTATGGTGACTTTTACATTGCCAGTGGCATCGTAGGCCATATCAGACGATTTGGATTCGATGTTGGCCAATTCCTCGATCGACAGGGCCTTAATGTTGATAAATCCGCCATCTTCATCGTTGGGAACATCAACCTTTTTGTTTTTGTTAACACTCAATCTCATAACTTTCTCCATTTGTGGTGGTTGAGAATCCCCCCTCGCCCTTTGCCAACCACCACAGGAGGCAATCCGGGTCCGGGGGGAAAGTTAAAACTTAACAAGAAGTCGCGTCAGTGTAACCAAGAACCACCAACGGGGTGGCTCCGTGAACGGCAGTGGTGGCTCCGCCAGAGAAATCAGCGACCAGGGACGCTTCATCGCCAACGTCTTCCGCAAGGACGATGGCCCCGGCTGCAACAGATTCCGCCTTAAAGTACATGGGGGCAGTTTTGCCGGGGATATTGTCGATGATTAAGGTGTCCCCAACTTCAAATCCTTTGGTAACAAAATCTGCCGAAGCAGAAGTAAGGGTGCGGGTAGCAGCGACATAATCAACATCTGCCCCCACCTTATGGGCAATGAACAAAACGAAAGCTCCGCCAGGCATATAATTCAGGGACCCGGTAAAAATGCCGTTGGGGCTGTCTACTTTGGGATCGCTCATCGACCCAACATAGAGGCCAGCAGCAGCATCACTGATGAGATCCGGGGCAGAGAAATCACAGCCCTGTTTCACGTACAGCCGGATATCAGCAATCTTGGTACTGTTAATGGCGGCATCCCGGAACTCTTCCAGAGATTTGTCGCCGGGGATGAAGTTATAGTTAATCTGAGTTTCCTCATAAGTACCGCCAGACGGCACGACCAGGGCAATGCGCCGACCCATCTCGGATATCTTCTGGGTTTCCATAGTAAAACCGAGACAGAGACCCATCCCCTGCAATCCGCGTACCAATCTTTCTTCAGTGGTGGCGGGGTGCAAAATAACGGCTGCATTCTGACCGGCGACGAAATTTACGGGGCTTACTTTAAGTGCCATTGAACTACCTCCTTAACAGGCATTTGTGTCGCTTCCGCCGTACAAATATTGGTACGGGAAAACAATATTATGCCGATACAAATCGGCACCTTCTAACTTACCAACTGAACTAAATTCCGGTTCAGAAAACATCACCCCAGGGATGGCCTCACTGACCAACAGGGTAGACAATCTTGATGCTATTTGTTTTGCCTTATTTGTGCCCTTACCATACTCGGTGTCGATATCAATGACCATGTTGCCATTGACTATCCGTAAATTTGATCCCATTTCTATTGGTTCGGAAGAGGAGTCAATTTCCGAGATCATTATTCTCTCGCCAACCGGAGGAACAGTATTTTCAAACACTATGGTGACAGTGGTGAAATTATCGTGTAAATATTTTTCGATAGTGGCCCGGAAAACTGTATAATCTATCATTTTATGGCCCTTATTCGCCTATTTAATTCTTTTTCAAACCGTATCCTGGCCTTGAGCAATGCCCTGCTTGGTGATCTGTTTCCGGGACCTTCGCCATTTTCAACGTAAGGGGCATAAGGGACATTATTATAAAGATAGACTCGTTTATCCTTGGTGATTCGAAAATTAAAATCCGGTACTGAAGGCTTAGTACGTTTTCCGGGTCTAGGAACATATGACGATCTTCTGTTGGTCGATAATTTCCAAGAATGTTGCAAAAGACCAGTATCAACCGGGGTATTATTCACAGCTTCTTTCCACGCCTCTTTTCCTGCACCAGTTACAGCAGCACTGGCCTTTGCGCCAAATGCCTTTAATTCACGGTCAATTTGCTGTGCGAAACTTACACCGGCCATTAGATTACTTTCTCCGTGCCCAAGGAATACCGGGATTTGTACTGGTCGTAACGGACCCCTTTTACCCGAAACTGGTCGCCATCGGGATTAACCACCATATCGTTTTCTTCGGGGACCGTGCCATCTTCCAAGTCTAATCCAGATACTGAAAAGACCACACTGCCTTTGTACATTTCCTTTTCAAACTGATTTTTAATATCTTCCTGGGTCATGTCGACTGAAAAATCTTCATATACTACAGTGACTGCACCAGTCGTAGGGTTATATTCTTCCGATACGAATTTTTTAAAGGTATGGGTTCCTGCGGTAAATTTTCTTATCAACCGCTGCGCCAATAAAGGAAATTTTTCCCCCAGTAACATAATTAGACCCTTATAAGAGTAACTTCACCAAGTTTACGGGTGCATAGTGATTCCATCAATACATCTGGATATCCGAAAGATCGTCTCGTGGAATATGTTGGCGTTGCCCCGGAATATTCAAATTCTTCCTCCAGGGACCCAACTTTGCTGCGTTCCCGCTTAATTTTGCCCCTGTCGTCGGCAGAAGTAACATCGCCAAAAAGAGTGTTGGCCATGTCAGCCATGGCGTAATAGGCCACTGCCTCCTTGATGTCGTCAGCAATATCAGCAGAAATGGCCCAATCCACATCAACACAAGTCCATTGCGTTTGCACGTAGACTGATGCCTTGGCTATATGTGATGTTTTCAGGGCATTGCTCAGGGCGATCCAATCAGCAAACTGGACAAGGATAACGTCTGCTTCTGTAGGGGTAATAATGGCTTTGTTCATGTTAAACCTTATTTGGGCGTAATTTTAATAATATATAATTTTAATTTCACATCGGCCCGGCAATCAGCCACAGCACCGCCGCCAGTTCGACAGTGAGGATGACGAGCAGGGTGTTGATTAGGTGGTTCATTCTTCTACCAATTCCTTGACGTTGTGCCACTTGACAAAGAACGTCTTACCGCAATTATCATAATTCAGGTCAACCCCGCGCATTGATATCATCGTGACACGGCCGGTATATATGCTGCCGTCTTTCTCGATCCTGACGGTACTGTAAAGCCTGAGTTTTCTCTGATTTTCCTGTTTACAGAAGTTCATCCTTTCTCCTCGCTGCATTTCCAGATATTCGGAATCTCAACCCCATCCACCACAGTCGGCTGCCAGATATTCGGCCGGTCACGGATGCACAGGTCAAATCTCCTGCCGAGCCATTCAGGAAGCAGACGGATCAGATCGCGGTCCACGATGTCTCGGTTGTAAGGAAAACCATTTGGATATTTGGCAACGATAGCCTGCTGCTGTGAGTCTAGCTTGGCAAGATCGGTTGCGGAAACGGCAATCCTTTTAATCATATTACCAACAACAGTATCCGTTTTCAAACTGTCTGCCATCGCCACATCGAAATCAAGCCGTTCCTGGAATCTTCCAGATGGGTCGTCAGGCAGATCGTTATCCCAAAGGATTATGAATGTCATGCCCTTCAGGACACCTTTGGAGTTGATGAACGTTCCGCAAGGGAAAGCATTCAGCCACCTGGCACCATAGAGACGTGTCGGCTCGGCAGGATTGACGACAAAGTAGCCGGAGAAAATGTTACCTCTATCGAGTTTCATTCCGCCACCTCGTCATCAATCGCCTTCAGCACCTCGGCGAGTTTCTGCTTCCCGAACTCTTCACCAGTGGAAGTCTCCCACCAGCCTTCGCTATCGTCTTCGGTGGAGGCTATCCCAGCGAGAATGATCTTGATCTTATTTTTCAATCTGTCTGCTTCTTGTCTGGTCATATCGCGTACCCCCGCACTTTCAGCACTTCGGCATCACTCGCGGATTTTCCCCAGAATTGTGTTTGCTGTACCCCGAATGGTATCACACTGTTCAGCCCAACACGTTCGTGCGTCAAGGGATTTTGCGAGCCGTCATAGGCAACCGCTGTTCCCCATGTGATCGCGGTGAAGACATTCTTGGCGTAACCAATCCGCTGAGTTGTGCCGGCAGCGTTGGTCTGTTTCGCGATCAGGAGTTCGTCGGTCCGTACCCATCCGCCCGTAACCGTGACCTCTGCAACCGTAGTACCATCGCTTGATTTCAGTTTGCCTCCTGCATCAGCGAAGATCAGCCCCGAGACTACATCACTGGCACTGAGGATATTCGCTGGGGCCGTGACCTGTGCGCTGGATACCCCCATTTCTACCAATGCAGCAGCAGTGAACGCACCCCCCGACAGTGCAGCGGTCATAGCTGCATTCAGCGGTATCGCCAGCCCGTTGCCGCCACTGGTGGCTGCTGTGGAGGTTACTGAGGTGGTTGCGCCTGCGCCAGATGCTGCGTAGGGCATTTGGTAGGGAGAGGCTACGAGTTGTGGTTCCCATATTGTGCATGTACCTGTTGCCGGCTCACCACAACCAGCCCCAAAACGGAAAACCCACACACCCCCAGTTGCACCAATATTAGCGGCTATAGTTAATATATGCTCTCCAGCGGATGGAATGGTT